GGAGAAGATACGAAAAATCCTATTAATGCATATGTTCTTCTTAACCTACAATGTTGCTACAATAAGAATCATTTTGAGAAAATTTTAGATAACATATATGAACAAATGTTGTCATATTCTTTATATAGAGAGTTTAAACATCAATTATCAACCGCTCATTATAATATTCTTAGAATGATAGGTTCAACAACATCTTGGATCATGAATAATATTGTTATACGTGTTGGTAAAATTTTCATCAGATTAGGCGTTATAGGTTTTGCTATAATGTCAACATTTAAGGCCCTTTCAGCTTTGGGTCAACTTCTCACACCATCAGAAAAACAACAAACTTCTTACAATCAACAAAGATACAAAGGAACGGTACCAGGTTTTACTCAAACAGGTTACTTGCAGGATAATACATCCGATGTAAGCTTAGCAGCAAAGTGTGTCTACAGGTTCTATGTTTCTAATGAATTCGTAACTCAAAGATGTGTGTCAGTTGGATTAGGAGGTAATTTATTCCTATCTAACAGACATGTTTTTAATGAATTTAAAGGAGAATTTATGGTTTGCGTTTTCGACCCTAATTCATGCACAACTCCTAAAAAACCACTTTTTGAGATAAAATACTTGAATCAAAATAATCTTAGTTACATTGAAGGAACAGACTGTGTAATTGTTGAATTGAAAGGATTTAGACCTGTTAGAGAAATAAGAAACAAGTTTATGACTGAAGAAGAATTGGCAGATAATATGATGTCCATAAAGGATGTAAGAGTTAACTGTGTCACAATAAGAGATTCAGAAGACACGGCTACAGACATTTATGGATGTAATTTATCGGAAAAACAGTTATTATCAACGGGTTACTCCCAAGCCTATTACAATCACGAAATAGAATTTGGTCATGAAAGAAATTTAAGAGTAGAAATGGACTTTAAGATCAAGCCAGGTGATAGTGGCAGTCTAGCATTTCACGATAATGACAAAGTTTCGAAGATATTGGGTATAAATTTAGGAACATCAGATTTGCTTAATAGTTATTATGTTGGTGTAATTTCACGCGAACAAATATATAAAGCATGTAAGAAATTTGATTCTTTATCTCGCGTTGTCGTTCCTGAAATAGTCTTAGATAAGTTACCAACATCACATAAGTTACATAAGGTTTTCAACAATAAGAATGCTTTATTCTTAAGTCCAATAAAGAATCAAGATGTTTCATCTACCATTGGATTTAAAAAGACTAAATTATTCGATCATTTTAATTGTGAGCTTGAACCAGCTATTCAACATGATAGTGATCCTCGTATAATAGAAGGTTCAAGACATTTTTTGGAAGTTAGTCTTAATAAATCATTTACTGATTGTAAACCATCTTATAATTTAAGAGAGGAACGTTTTATGAAAGAAATTCTTAAAGCTGCTTTCATTAAGTTTATTCCAGCAATATCAACGGTTAGAGTTTTAGATACCAAAACAGCCATCACAGGTTCTAAAACCATAGGAAGTTCCAGCATGGATACATCAACTTGTGCAGGTCTTATGTACAAACTTGACCCTGATGCAAATGGAAAAAGAAAATGGATTAATTATAGTGAGACCAACAAAACATGGAATATTCATCCCATAGTCTATCACGACGTGGATTACTATGAGGAACATTATAAGAACTTAATGGTTCCTATTAACTATAAACTTGAATTCAGAAAGAAAGAACTTGTCACAAAATCCAAAATTGAGAATCCAAAAACAAGAACAGTTGGAACAGGTAATTTAATTCATTCAATTATTTATAGTAAAATATTTAAAGACATGTATACAATTGTAAAAAGGGTATGGGAAAAAGGCGGATCAAGTCCATTTGCAATCGGACTAGATCTTGAACGTCATGCAGATCAAGTTGTTAAACACCTTAAATATACAGATTATGTAATAGATTTTGATGTTAAATCATGGGAAACAGTTATGAATTTAGATTTAATGCGCTTAACAAAGGAAGTTAAGATATCGCTTATAAATGACGCTTACGCCTCAAGAAAACAAAAACCGCCCGAAAAAATAGAGCAAATTGCTAATGGTTTGCTAGTAGATTATATGTCAGCTTATGTAGTTTTTGCAGATATAGTTTATCAAAAAAGAACAGGTTTGTTATCAGGTCATCCAGGAACAGCTTGTGAAAATTCAGAAGTTCATTTAATGTTATTATGCTTAGTAGTTTATAGAATTTTATATAAGTATAAGAAAGAATGGGCTAATCCCCACTTTGTGTTGGAACATGTCAGATTCATCATGATGGCAGATGATGTTCAAATTGCCCTTTCACCTTTAATAAGGCAATATGTCACAATTAAAACATTAGCACAGGGCTATAAAGAGCTTGGCCTTGAAGTAACAGCAGCTGATAAATCCGATTTGCTTGAAGCAAAGGATATAACACAAAGTCAATTTTTAAAAAGCTCATATATCAAACAAGATAATGGTTTCTATACATGTCGACCCAACAGAAGCATCGTTGATCAACTATTATCTTGGATAAGAACAGATTCCAAGTTGTCACTGGAAGAACAATTTAAAGTAAACATAGAAAACGCTATGCGTAAATTGTATTTCAGAGGTCGAGAAGAGTATGAACAAACTCGGCAAACTGTGAATATGCTTCTTATCGATATAAATTTGTCATGGTCGTTAGATTATGATTGCATGGGTGAAACTATAGGATTACAACATGCAATGCAACAACAACGAAACGACGACCTTGATGAAG